AAGTGCAGGGAATACCTGATCGACAGATTAAGGGCCAGTGGGATACAGATGGAACCCATCACATCCCTTAAGAAGCTGCAGCTATACCGGAACAGCCATGTAGGGGCCGTCCTGTTTGATGAGGAGACCCTGGAGCGGGATGGGAGCAGGCGTGTTTTTAAAGACACGGACGGGAACCCGAAGACCCGTACCTGCTTATTTAAGCGGAACGTGGTCTTTGATGTGGTGATCGGGGAATTTAATGCGGAGAAGCTGGATGCGATCTACCAGAGGTTTCTGGAGATACTGGGAAAGGGACTGTATATCAACGGCGATTTTGTTTACGTTGAACCATCTGAAGCAGAATGGGCGGAGGATGAGGACAGCATCCTGGCAGCTAAGATCGCCGTGAAGATAAGGGTCACATTTTCGGGCGGCGTATATGCAGACACACCAAGACAGAGCTTAAAAGACAAGGAGCTGGATATAGATCATGGACAAAAGTAAGGAAAGGGCAAGTGCCTCATTGCAGGAGATCGGTGGCTGGAAGCGGATGAAAGGGACCAGCGCCGCCCTGTATGCGGGTGCCTGTACCGCACAGGGATGGAAGCCGGGCCGTAGGGTGACAGAGCAGGAATATGATTCTGCCATTGCTGCCTTTGGCGGCACGGCAATGGACGGAAGGGAAAGAAAGGTTAAGAAGGAGGGCACGGGATGCTAGGAGATGTGTTTACAACGGTAAGTGACGGGCTTTTAGGGTTCTCCACGAATAAGGGGACCGGCATTTTTACTGCCATCGGTGCCTCACCGGTGAAGGCAGACCGGCCGGTGACGATCACCGGCAATATGGGGGTCCTTAAGATCCGGGAGCTTTTGGGACGTTCCCCTCTGGCTGATTCCGTCATGGACAGCGTGGAAAACGGGGCAGACCGGATCTATTGTATCCCGGTGGCTGCATCCACAGCCGGAACGATCGGACAGGTCACGGATTCCAAAAAGGGCAAGGGCAGCATGAAAGCCAGCGGAACCCCCTGCAATGCCTTTGAGGTAGTGGTTACGATCACAGGGAAAGGCGGCTTTAATAGTGCGCTGTTTATGTATTCCACGGACGGAGGCGCGACAAATTCAGATGACCTGACAGTTCCGGAGAACGGCAGCTATGAGATACCGGAAACGGGCATCACGCTGGCCTTTACGGAAGATGTGGAAAAAGAGGGATCCTTTGAGATCGGGGATGTGTACCGTTTTTCCACGACGGCCCCCAGGATGACCAGCCAGGACGTCCTTACGGCTGTGAGCCGGCTGCGCAGTTATAACGAGCTGTATGAGATGGTACATATCGTAGGCGAGAGCGATGCAGCCATGTGGGCGTCCATATCCACAGCCCAGCAGGAACTGGAGCAGGATCACCATAAGCCCCTTCTCTTTGTGATGGAGGCCTATGCCCCGGATGATGAGGAGGAGGTTTCGGACTATGTGGAGCGCCTGGAGCAGGATCGGAAAAAGGTCAGGAATTATGAGATCCAGGTCGTAGCTGCCAGAAGCCGCTACATCAAAATGGACGGACGGACCGCAGAACAGAACAGCGCCGGGATCGTGTGCGGCCTGTATGCGCGCACAAAGGTCCATCAGTCCATTGGCCGTACCGGGGATTCCTACCAGATGGGGATCAGCAGGGACAAGATGCTGGAACTGACCCCGGCCGGTATCGAGGATTCCACCGCCCTTTTGGATGCGGCGGGGTATGTAACCTTCAGGGAATATGACGGGCTGGAAAAATACTATGTATCCAATGCCAACGTCATGGGGCCGGAAGGCAGCGACTACCAGTATGCGGAGGATGTGAGGGTCCTTAATAAGATCATCCGGGAGGTGCGCAAGGAGGCACTCCAGCACCTGCAGGAGGATATCGACCTGACCGATACACAGAAGGAACTGGGGAAGATTGCGGAGTATGTGAAAGCCCCTCTGGACAGGATGGTCGAGGCAGGGGAGATATCGGATGCGGAGATTACAGTGCCGAACGGGCAGGACATACAGACAAGCAAGTCCCTGTCAATGGTGGTGCGGTATGCATCCCGCGGTTACATCCGCAGCATCCTGGTGGATCTGGGGCGTACCGGCGTGGTCATAAGCAGTTAGGAGGCAGCAGATAAATGTTAGAAGTAAATGGGCGCTCTTACTCATGGGGGGATGTGGATCTGGGGATCCCGGGCTTAAACCTGCAGATCCAGTCCATCGACTATGAGGATGAGCTGGAAAAAGAAGAGGTCTATGGAAAGGGGCAGAAGCCCCGCGGGTATGGAGAGGGCAACTATAAGGCGTCGGGCAAGGTTACACTCCTGCGAGATGACTATGACGGGCTGCTGGATTACTGCAAACGGACAGGCACACCATTGTACCGCCTGCTGTTTGGAAAAGTTACAGTCAGCTATGCCAATGACGGGGACCGGACCCGGACGGATGTCTTAAACAAGGTCACGATCACCAAAAACAGCCATAAAGCAGCACAGGGAGACAAATCCTTAAGCGTGGATCTGGATCTGCTGATCGTGGGCGGGATCGTCCGTGACGGCGTCAAACCGATGTAAATTGACAAGATAAATGGCAAAAAGGAGCAGAAAAATGGCAGAAGAAATGAAAAAAGAACAGGAAACAGCAGCGGAAACCCAGCAGAAGGAAGACGCATTGAAGGCAAAGTATGGAAAAATTTACCGGGTAGGGGTGATACTGACGCCGGATGATGATACAGAGATCGCAAAGTGTTATTACTTCCGTGCTCCAAGCGTGGCCAGCTATGACCGTTATGTCAAGACGGCATCCAACAATGCCACCCGTTCCCTTAAAACGTTCCTGATGGATGCAGTCCTCCCGGAGAGCGCCGGGGCCTTAACGGCTGACCTGGAGGAGTATCCGGCCCTGTCCATTTCCGTGGGAGAAAAGCTGCTGGCAATGATGGGACTGTCGAAAGAGACAAATTTAAAAAAGCTCTAAACAGCCACCTGGAGGCGGTCAAAGGAAGCATCTACGAGGCAGGCCGCCTGGAGATCCTTCATTTTGTGCCTCCGGACTGTTTAGGGCAGGCAGATCTTGAACACATGGAACTGGATGAATTTTTGCACTATCTGGCAATGGCGCGGTATATCCAGGAGCTGGAAAGCGCCATTATACAGCGGGGAGTAGTAAGTGCTTTCCCGGAAGAATAACAGAGGAGGGGAAGGATGGGGTTAGAAAGTGTATTTAAACTGTCCTTAATCATGTCCATGGTGGACAATCTGACCTCCCCGTTGTCCAAGGTGCAGGCAGGAGTCGGCGGCTCGGTTTCCAAGCTCCAGAAAATGGAGCAGGGGCTGGGAAGCATGACAAAGACCGGGATCGGTGTGGCAGTGGTCGGTGACCAGATCACGAAGGCTGCGCTTGCACCGGTCCAGGCAACGTTTGATACACGGAGGGCGCTGGGAGAGCTGTCCTCATTAGGTGTTAAGGATTTAAAGACCCTTGAACATGCAGCCACAGACTTCAGCAACACCTGGGCAGGTACGACAAAGGCAGAGTTCATCAGTGCTGCTTATGACATTAAGAGCGGTATTGCCTCGCTGAGTGATGAGGGCGTAGCACAGTTTACAGAACTGTCCGGCCTGACAGCCAAGGCCACCAAGTCTACCGTCGGGGAAATGACTTCCCTGTTTGCTACGGGTTACGGTATTTACAAGGACTATTACAGCGGCATGACGGATATGGAGTTTGGTGAGATGTTTTCCGCCGGGATTGCCAAGTCCGTCCAGCAGTTTAAGACCACCGGATCCGGGATGTCCCAAGCAATCGAATCATTGGGAGCGTCGGCTACCAATGCCAAAGTGCCTTTAGAGGAGCAGCTGAGTATCCTGGGTATGCTCCAGGCGACCATGGGAGGCAGTGAGGCAGGCACAAAATACAATGCGTTCCTAAAGAGTGCTGCCAAGGGAGGCAAGGAGCTGGGGCTTAACTTCCTGGATGCCAATAACCAGCTTCTGTCCATGCCGGAGATCCTGGACAAGCTGCGCGGCAAATTTGGCGAGACCATGGATGCAGCGGAAAAGATCAAGATCCAGGAGGCATTTGGCGACCAGGAGGCTGTGGCACTCATCGACCTTTTGTACAATAAGACAGGAGACCTGCAGAACAATATCCTGTCCCTGTATGACAGCATGGGACAGGGCAGGGGAGTCGCGGAAGGAATGGCAGATGCCATGAACCAGATGGAGCCGGATCAGTTTACGGTCCTGCAGCAAAAGATCCAGAACGTCAAGGAAACACTGGGAAACAGCCTTATGCCGACGGTAAATGTGATGATCGACAAGGGAAGCCAGGCGGTGGATACCGTAGGAAGATGGGCGCAGGAGCATCAGGATCTGGTACAGGTGCTGATGCTGGTGGTCCTGGCGCTTGGCGGATTTTTAACTGTGGCAGGCTCCACGATTGCAGTTGTAGGTGCAGCAGGGCTGGTCTTTACCAAAACAGGAGGTATGGTTGTCGGGTTTATCGGACAGATCAAAAAGCTGCCGGATCTTTTGACAACGATACGGATATACGGTATGTATGCCGGGGATGGGGTAAAAAAAGGCTTCATGCTCATAAAGTCTGCCGGAGGTATTGCACTGGGCGGTGTCAAGCGGCTGGGGACCGGGATCTTTAACATGGGGCGTCAGGCGGTGACTGCGGCAACGACCGCAATGGCCCCTCTGATCACATCGGTCTGGGGGTTTACGGCAGCCCTCCTGGCCAATCCGGTTACATGGGTTGTTATAGCCATGATCGCCCTGATCGCAGTTCTGGTACTGCTGTATAACAAATGTGAATGGTTCCGGGATGGAGTCAATGCTGTGTGGGATTCGATCCTCTCCGGCGGCAGAGCGGTGGTGGATTTTTTTGGCGGGCTCTTTGGCGCTATTGGTTCCGGGATCAGCGCTGTTTTGGGAGCAGCAGAAGCTACCGTAAACGAAAAGCTTGGAAATATGCGGGCCGCATATGAAGCGCACGGAGGCGGCATCACCGGCATAGCAGCGGCTGCGATGGAGGGAATCAAAGGCTTTTATACGGCCGGTTTTACGTTCGTTGATAATCTCACTGGAGGAAAGCTTTCCGCGATCGCGGGTAAATTTACCGGCGGGATCAATAACATTAAGAATACAGTGACCGGTGCAGTGTCCTGGTTTAAGCAGTCAGGTGCAAAGATCATGGATACCTTCACGGAAGGGATCCGGTCTGCGATCAACAAACCGGTGGAGGCAGTGAAAGGCGGGCTGCAGAAGATCCGCAATATGCTTCCCTTCAGTGATGCGAAGACGGGCCCGCTGTCCACACTTACCCTGTCAGGCAGGAGGACCATGAGTACCTATGCCGAGGGGATCAAGCTGGCACAGGATCTGCCGGGACAGGCAGCAGATGCAGCGCTTTCCAATGTCCGCAGCCAGATGTCCAGTGAGGGGATTGAGACAACCAGGGAACCGGTACGGACGCTTCCAAGGGATACTGCCCGTACAGAGAAGGAAAACGTAGTAGAAGAAAAGACCGAAGACAGGGGCCTGACCATCAAAGAACTCCACCTGAAAGTAGATTTTAAGACGATCAAGGAGCTTCCCGCACTGCTGAAACTGCTCAAGGAGATCGAGGAATTTGCCAATGGCAGCGGATCCCTTCCGGGTGATGTTGTGATCGAGGAGGGATAGGCATGGTATATCAGGATGACCAGACGGTCAAGATCGACGATGTGATCCTGCCGGGGCTGGTCAAAAGCATGGAGATTAAAAATGATGCACAGGTGGATGAGCAGGAGGTTGAAGGGCAGAGCAAAAAGCCCAAGCAGGCGACCGGCTATGAGGATGCCAAGATAAACATAGAACTGATCCTTGAGGATACACAGGATGATGCCGGGACAGTCACTATGACCAGGATGCAGAAGCTCCAGCAGATACAGGCGCTGTTCCGGCAGCCGGGCCAGGCCCTGCCCGCAGTCCACCAGATTGTATGCGAAGATACCGCAGTCCGGGGGATTTCCCAGGTCATACTTAAAAATATGACCCATAAGGCGGAAAACAAAAAGCAGCAGATCACAGCCTCCTTAGAACTGTGGGAATATAACACGCTTATAATCTCCGCGGGCAGATCGGCAAGCAACAGCGGTGCCAAAAAAGACGCATCTGTGTCCACAGGGTCTATGCTGAATGAAGACTATAAAAGCTATCTTAAGGATGACAGGGGGACAGCCCCTGCCAGAAAAGAAACAGAACGTGCAGCCGGTAAGCTGTCACAAAGCCCGCAGAAAAAGGCGGCAGCCCAGGTAACCCCATCGGCATCAGCAGGGCTTGGCCGGATCGAAAAAATGCCATTTTAGGAGGCGGATATGGAGTTGTTTTATCCAGG